CTGGGTGGGCGCCGCGCCCAGCCGCGCCGCCGCGGTAGCCGCATCCCACCCGGCAGGCACCCCGGCGCGGCTGGCCGCCGCGGTGGGCCAGCTGGCCGCCACGTGCCGGGGCCCGCCCTGGGCGCGTGCGAACACCACGGCCAGGCCAGGGGTAACCCCGCCGGCCGCCACATCCACGTACTCAACCTCGACCTCGATCGGATCACCGAAGGTCACTTCGCTGCCGCTGATCGTGATGGGCACCCGGAAGCACTTCGCCGCCGTGTCATCGCACACGATCAGTTGCAGCGGATCCAGCTCAATATCAGTGATCCACCAGGACATCGCCGGGTTAGATCCGTAGTAGGCGCGGCGCACATCATCCGTCGTCACACCCGCTGCGAGCAGTGGGGCATTCACCTGGCCTCCCAGCGTCAGGGTAATGGTGGGGCCGCTGCCCGGCCCGCCGCTGGGCGCCGCCGCCGCCAGATCGTACAGCGATGCGACATCGCCCAGGTTGGCCAGGTTGCCCACGCCGGGCCGGCTGGCACCCAGCAGCGCCACCGCGGTGATCGCAAACCCGTGGGTGTGGCCCAGGGAGCACTTGAATCCGAACGTGCCTTCGATACTGCGCTTGGGGTAGGCATCCGGCGCGATGTCATCCAGCCACCCGGGCATGCCCGTGTAATCGCCCGCCAGCTTCATGCCGCCCTTGATCAGCCGCAGCCCCGTCACCCTGCCGATCGATGGCTGCCCATCGAACCGCGGATCGATGTGGCCCAGCTTCAGGATCGGATCGCCCACCGCCGGGCACTGCGCAGCGGCCACGGCCTCGCGGATATCGTTCGCCGTCAGATCAACCGGGCCCGTCGACAGATTCCAGTGGCCTACCGCGCACAGCTCCACATCAGGCCAGTTGGCCCTGGGTGCTTTTACGTCGGTGCCCACGGCGGTAATCATGCCTCACCAGCAGCCAGTTAGGAAACGACCGCGGGGTGATCAATCCGCCGCGTCCCACCCATCACCGTGCAGCACCTCGTGGTGCATGCCGTTAGCTGCCCAGCTGGTGGTGGATGCGGCGTGTGCCCGGCTCAGCCACCGATCCCCCTCCGGATCCATCCACTCAGCCACCATCACCCACCCGGTAAGGATCGCCTTCCGGCCGCTGGGCGCGTGGGCCTGGATCGCCTCATGGATCGCCTCACGCGCCGGATCGCTATCGTCACTCACCTGCGCCGTACGCCCTTGCGGCGCGGCAGCCGCCGGTACGCCGCACGTGACGATGGGCTGCCCCCGCCCGTCTCCCCAGCCCGCCGCGCCCACCGCTTGGCGAACGGCATCTTGTGCGCGAACAGGTAGCCCTGCTGCGCCTTGCTCCTGATCCGCCCGCCACCACGCCTGGCCACACCAACCACCTCCAGCTCCAATACCTACCCGCTGCTGGCCCCGCCCCACACCGCGATAACCGTCCCGCGGCACCGCAGCCCGGCCAGGCACCCGATATACCCGCCGTTGGTGTACGCCTTGCGGGCCGCCGCCAGGCTCTCGAACTGCGCGCCATCCTCCTGCACGCACGTGGTGCACGTGTTGTCATCCAGGTACTCCGTCGCGTAATACACCGCGGTGCCCGCGCTGGCCGGCGCGGCCTCCATCACCCGCATCCGCCCCGCGTTCCACGCCGCCTGCAACGCCGCCCACAGCTGATCGCGGACGCCGGATGGGGACAGGCCCTCCAGCACCTTGCGCACAGCCGCACCCACCTGCTCACCCCCAGCAGCAGCCACCTGGGCGATGGCCCGCTGGCCAGCCACCCGGGCGTCATACCCAGCCGCCAGCAGGGCCCGTGCCTGCGCCACCGCGCCTAGCTGATCGGCGGGCGGCGGGGCAGGCAGCGCGATGTGCACGCCCTGGTGCAGCGCCTCACCCTGCGCCGATGTCATCCCCGCCCGCGCCATCGCCTCCATCGCCGTAGCGATCACCCCGGCGCCCGCGCTGGCATCCACGCTGATCGCGGCCAGGCCCGGCAGATCCCGGTCCCCGGCCAGCCGCGTAACCTCCGCCACCAGATCATCGCGCAGCCCCGCCGCCCGCACCTCCCCGTACCGCTCACCCAGCTGGGCCAGCGCCGCATCCATCCCCTGCCGGTACGCGCTGCCATCGAACCCCGCCTGCGCCTCCGCCGCCGTGATCTGCCGCCGTGGCTTCCACACCGCCGGGGCGCCAGCGGCCACCTGGCTGCCCGCATCGGCTGGGCCCACACCGCCCGGCCCTTCCACCGCATCGGGCGCGGCGGTGGACTGGCGGGGCAGGTGCTTGGGCTGCGGCGGATACCACGGCACAGATGGATCCCGCTCAGGCAAATGCCAGTTATCGCGCACAAACCGATCCAGGTTCGGATCCGGCTCCAGCGCCCCGCAGCCCACCAGCGTGCTGATCGCCTCCGCGGTGATCGCCCGGTCCTCGCCAATATCGGTGCACACCAGGTTCGGCACCGGCTCATCCTCACCCCAGTTCTGGTCAACCAGATCCGTAAGGATGCCCGGCATGTTGGGGTGGCCGCTGGTAGCCGTAACCGCCATCTCATCCGCCAGCGATTGCAGCGCCAGCAGGAACAGATCAAGGAACGATTCGCCCAGCGCCCTGCTGCCCGTCTCCGTCTGCCCCAGATCCAGCACCCCGGCCAGCGCCTGCTTGGCCATCTGCTGATCCAGGTACTGGATAAACGCCAGCGCATCAGGCACCGAACCCGTCAGCCCCGCCAGCTCGAAATCGAAGCCGTAGGGCAGGCCCACCCCAGCCTGATCGCCTGCGCGTACCGCCGCCGCCAGGTTCCGCGCCTCAGCCACCTGCCCCGGTGTGCCGCCCTGGGGGGCCTTGACGGTGGGGACGCCCATGCCGAAACGGCGGATCGATGTGGCGTGCACCCGCCACGTCTCATGCTTCAGCAGCCACGCGCCGTACGCCGCGCGCATCAGGCTGATCCCCGCCCAGTTAGCCCCCTCCTGATCCATCACGTACCACACCAGCCGGTTAGCGGGCAGCGGCGCCTGCTGCGTCGTCTGCACCACCGATGTGATCTGCGACTGCTCGTCCATGTTGATATTGGCGATCGTCCACGGCATCCGCTGGCCCAGGGCCAGCAGCCGGGTACGCGGCCCGCTGGCGTCATACCGCCGCTCAAACGGCATGTGCCCGAACTCCAGGTGCCCGAACGCCTGGCGCAGGTGCCGCCGCCAGATCACCCCGCGGCGGCGGGCCGCCATCGGCCGATCCACACCCAGCACCGGCACGCCCAGATCATCGGAGCACAGCTGCACCACCTCATCACGGCAGCCCGCCGGATCCACCCGCCAGTTGGCGCGCAGGATCGGGTGCATGCACGCGCGCAGTACCGAGCGCAGCTGGGGATCGTGGCGCATGCGGGAAAAGGTGACGATGGAGTTGGGCCAGACCAGATCCGGGCTCGTCTCCCACCAATCCGATAGCAGGCCCTGGCCCCACTGCCCCCACGCCAGATCGGGGCGGCCGATGAACTGGGTTGCGGTAGGCATCAGCCCTGGCTCCCCTCATCACGATCACCGCGGAAACCCGTCTCCGCATCCGCTGCGCTGCCCATCTCCCGCACCATGTACGGATCGTGGCCCGGCCCGTGGTTGGGCGCGTACGGGCGGCGCGGCTTGCCGCCAAGGCCGCGCAGCACAAAATCCTCCATCCGCTCATGCGTATCCACATCGCCCAGCCGATCGAACAGCCACCGCTGCCAGCTGGGCAGCACGTACGCGGCGGGCGGCACGGGGAAGTAGTGGTTGACGCGCACCTGGCGGTCATGATCGTAGGTATCGGGGCCGCACCGCTGCACCACCAGCGTCAGCCCGCTGCTGCCCTGCCCCCGATCCAGATCCTCCAGCCACACCAGCCAGCCCAGGTGCGCCCGGTAATCCAGCGCATCAACCAGCTCCCGCAGCGCGGCGGGATCGGGTGCTATCTGCTGCACGGCTGCCTCCTGGTGGCTAGTACGGCACGCTCATAATGTCCAGATCACCGTGGCCATTGCCAGTGGCCGCGCTGTGCGCCGCAGCTACCACCTGATCGTGCGCGCTGGGCGCCGGCCGGGCCGGGTGGCTGGCCGCCGGCTGCCACTGCATGATCTGGATCTTCACGGCGTACGACAGGGTATCTACCTGGTCATCGTGGGCGCCCGTGCTGGGGAACTGGGCCAGCTCATCCTCCCACTCCTTCAGCCAGTTGCCATCCAGGCAGCTGCCGCACGGGCAGCCGGTGGTGACGCTGGGGAACCACACGCGGTGGGAGTGGACGCGGCCCGCCGCCGGGATCGCCCGCGTCACCTTGTCGGTATCCGCGATCACCTCAGCAATCGGCCAGCCCTTATCCCGCGCATCGGTCACCAGGGCGCTGGCGAAGTAGCCGCGCTCCACATACATCGGTGCCGCATCCCACCTGCGCAGCAACGGCTCAGCCATCGCAAAATGATCGTGGGTATCGATCTGCTGCCGGTGCCGATCCAGCAGCACCAGATGCCCCTCAGGGGTGATCGCCCACACCGATACCACGGTGTAATCCGCGGTATCCCGGGTGCTGGCCGCCACATCCACGGTGGCGAACCGCCAGCAGTCAGCCAGCGTCACCATCAGGCCATCCAGGCTGATCCGCTCCCGGTAATCACCCGGCCACGGCTCCGCCTGCTCCCAGTACCGGAACGCGGCGCGGCGGAACATGTTGCCCTCAGGCGCCGTGGGTGCCTGCTGGTACAGGGCGCTGAACGAATACGGCTCGATCGTCGCCTGCCGGGTGCGGAAGAACCCCGGCTCCCGGCCGCGTACCGACACCAGCTCGCCGCCCACCGGCCGGCCCAGCGGATCATCAGGCCGATCCGCGATAGCCGGTATCCGGATGATCTCCCACCGCAGCGGGCTGGGCCGCGCCTCGATCCGCCCGCCCAGATCATCCTCATGCCAGCGGGTCTGCACCACCGCCACCTTGGCGCCCGGCGCCAGCCGCGTTAGCGCCACCTCCTCCCACCAGTGCCACGCCCGGTTGCGCAGCTTCTCCGATTCCGCGGCCTCCCGGTCCTTCACCGGATCATCAACGATCAGCAGATCCACGGGCCGGCCGGTGAGGGGGCCGCCGATGCCGACGCAGTAGACGCCGCCGCCCTGCGGCGTCTCCCACCGGCCCGCCGCGTTGCTATCGGTCCGCAGCTCGATCGGCAGCACATCGGGGGCCAGGCGGATATCCAGGCGGATATCGCGGCCCCACCGCACCGCCACATCCTGCTCATAGCTGATAATCGCTATCCGCAACGTCGGATCGTTGTACAGCGCCCACTCAGGCAGCGCCCGCGCGCACAGCTGCGATTTGCCTTCCTGCGGCGGCATGTACACCGCCAGCGCATTGGCCTCCCCGGCCACTGATCCCATCAGGCGGGCCAGCGCCGCATCGATATGTGCCAGCGCGGCGCTGGTACGCACCGCCGGATCCACGCGCCTGCGCAGGGCCAGCGGCGTGGGGTAGCTGTTCCGCTGCGCTACCGGCGCCCACTGGGCGGCCAGGCGGCGGCCCAGGCCCGGCCTGCGGCGGTTACGTGCGTGTATCGCCAACCCGCACCCGGCCTGAGGCCAGTACCCGCACCTCACCAGTACCCGCATCGGTTACCCGCACGTACGCCATGTACAGGCCCGGCGCCGGGGGCACCAGCAGGATCTGCGCGGCGGGCTGGGGCCGCTGCT